CCAATCGACATTCCTAAGACTCTTATGAGAGTGCGAAGAACTTTGCAAAAAGTTTTAGACGATCCAAGAGCAACTTACGAATTAGATACGATTTATCCAGTCGGTGTAACTGAGAGCATTGAGGAGACTATTGAGGGATTAGATAACACTATCGAATACATCAATGATCCTCGCTCCTACACTGGTTAATACATAGGAGAAAAGCAAATGGCAGATTTGTCAAAACATTTCGAGGGTGGGATTAAAGAACCTACTGACGACAGACCTCAACTTGAAGAGGGTAGATATAATTTAGTTTATTCACATACAGAACATAAGCAGTACCAAAATGGTGGTTCTGGTCTTAAGTTACATTTCAAAGTGGAAGATACCAACATAACAGTTGGAGCATTGTTCACGGTGGAAGGTAGCGAGAAAGCAAAACAAGTTGCTGAAAAGAGTTTGTATCTGTTAGCGAAAGCAGCAGGTATTGATAACTTTTCCGATACAGACCTCCTTGCAGGTAGAACTGTAAGCTGTGATCTTAAGAGAAACGATAATGGTTATTTAGAAATAGATGACAATTATGGATCTAATTGGGAAGCAGCAATTCTTCCTGGTGTCGGAAAAGCAGAGCCTAAAGTTGCAGAAACTAAAACTGAAACTGAAGGCGATAATGCTGCGTGGTAGAAGATAACTACCCCAGCTTATGTCAATGCGGTCGCCCAGCATTGCCATTCCTCGTAATAAAAGGCGAAGGGCGATTTGTATATGGAGCGTGTTCAATGGAACATCAAAAAGAAATTAATAAAGGTGAGCTTGTGAGAAATATCGCAAGAGTTTCTGATGCTGGTGTGGAATACGCTCTAACAAATTTGAAAGATACTTTTTACGAAATAATAAAGAAAGAGAAAACAGGACAAATGAATCAGTGGTCAAGAGAGAGTAAGTTAGCATTTGTAAAAGATGCGGTCAGACATTTTCTTAACCACCAAAATTATGTGGCGGAGACAGGAGAATTAAAACCTAAAGAGAATGAAATTAGACCAATACTTTGATGGCGGCATAAAATTAGACAACTCAATTAAATTTGCTCAAGACAGCAATAGCGTTGATGATCTTCTTAATGAAATGCGTAACTTTGGTTTGCGTGTTGATTTCTTAAAAGAAGGTTCACTGCAAAGAGTAGGTGTTAATGCTATTGGTGGCCAAAGACCTGATAAGTCAGGCGAGACTAGCGGATGGTATATCTATCATCAGATCAATGCAGACTATGCTTGTTGTGTCTATGGTAATTGGCGAACAGGTGAAGAAAAGAAATTCTTTACAGGCTCAACAACAAGCCTATCTAAACAAGAACAAAAACAACTATATGCAAAACTAGAAGAAGTTAAGGCAAAAGCTGCCGAAGATAAAGCAAGGAAGCAAGAAGAAACTGCTGAATACGTTAAAGATAAATTTAATAAAGCAGACCAAGTAACAGCACACCCATATTTGAAAGCAAAACAAATAGGATCTTATGGCATTAAAGAAGCCAATGGTAATTTATTAGTGCCAATGTATCGGCTACACCCTGAAACAAAAGAATTAGATTTACGCTCAGTGCAATACATAATGCCTGATGGGCAGAAAAGATTTGCGAGTGCAGGAGAGACTAAAGGTAGTTTCTTTTTAATTGGCACAGACCTTGCTTCAATTAGCCAGGTAGAAAAGATTGCAGTTTGTGAAGGCTATGCAACTGCGGTTAGTATTTATGAAAGTTGCAACATTCCCGTCTTAGTTGTGTTCTCAGCAAATTTTTGTTTGGAAGCCTTAACTAGATTTAGAAAAATTTATAATGGTCAATTTATTCTGGCACTAGATAATGATGATACTGGTGTTGGCCAAGACCGAGCAAAAGAGGTTCAGTCTGCAATCTTTAACTGTATTACCCGAATACCCTCTGTAAAAGGCGATTATAATGACTTATTTTTGGAGTTTGGAGCTGAGAGGGTCAGAAATGAGCTGTATCAAACGGGATTCCAAATCCGAGGGTTTAGTATTCGTGACTTACAGGGAAAGCCCTTAGAACGTGAATATGTAGTCAATGATTTGATCCCAAAAGAAGTGGCTGGCGTTTTCGCAGGTTTGGGTGGCATAGGAAAATCTGGATTGCTGTTAGACCTAGCATTAAAAGTTTCAAGCGGTCAAGGTCGGTGGCTCAATCAACCAATTATGTCAGGTGGTGATGTTATTTTCTTAACAGGAGAAGATTCACAAGATGAAATCCATCATAGGTTACATTCACTAGATCCTAATGAAAAAAGATTTGGCTATCCGAATAATGTTTATGTCTATTGTGTGCCAGACAATCAACCCATAAATATTATTGCGGAAGATAATCAAGGTTTAAGAATTACAGATGCGGGGTGGTCACTGCAAGAGGAGTTGATGTCTTTTCATTCTCTAAGTCTCCTTATCATCGATCCCTTGAGTAGTTTCTGCTCTGCATCTGTATCTTCTTCAAATGAAGTCGGCCAACTCTGGGGAACTTATGTTGCTGGTTTGGCTAAGAAAACAAATAGTGCGGTGATTACTTCTCACCATATGAGCAAGTCAGCGTTTAGTGCTAGTGATGCTTTTGGTTTTAGAGCAAGTATTAGAGGGGCTTCGGCAATCGTTGACTCGGCAAGGTGGGCGGCAGTTTTAACTCATGTGAAAGAAGATTTAGCCGAAGAGATATGTTTAGAAAATGATGTTGAGCCAGATATAAATAGGGTAGCTCAATTTGCTATGGTCAAGTCTAATAGTAAAGCAGACTACACGCCTAAAACATTATTTAGAAAAGATGTTATTCTTGAACCCATAGAACAGATTAAAATAAAAGACCAATGGTAAGAAAAGCTAAAATAGTTAATACTTATAGATCAGCGACACCAGGACGAGGTAAAAAAACTTCTCTGGGTAGAAATAATGTTGGACATTCAACGATGAATAAAAACATGAAAAGAAGTTGGAAGAAATATCGAGGGCAAGGTTAATTTAGAATTAGTCTAATTAAAATTATGGCAGGTAAAGGCTCAGATCAAAGACCAAGACAAATTTCAGACGAAGAGTTTAAAAATCGTTGGGATTCAATCTTTAAGTCTCCGCATAAGAAGCATTGGAAAAAAAATAAACCTACTAAAAATAAATAAGTTATTTTTATAAAATTTTTTTTTGTTATGTTATAACAAATCCAGGAGGGAGTATGGAGAACTCATTTTATACCAATGTATTGCAAACTTTTTGCGATAAATATAGTGCTTTCAATAAAAACAAAAAATTTAGGTTTGTTTTAGAAAGTCGGTTATCACTAGCAGTAACTAACTTGATAGCCAAACAACAATTTAGTAATAAACCAATATATTATGAGGAAATTTGTCGATTAATTCCTCACTCTTACGGCTCAAGATCCACCATACAATTATTACTTAATGATGGTTTAGTTTTGCAGGTTTATGATAAAGAAAATCACAACACGGACAAGCGATTAAGAGTTTACAATATACACCCAAAATTTATGGCAGATTATAAAACTTGGCTTGATTTTATTGCCCCTAGATACAAAAAAAGTGCCTAAAATGATAAAAACATGTCGCTTATTGTTTCGAGGAGATACAAATAGCGACATATATCCAGTTATAATATCCATATAATAAAAATGAGCTTGAGGCTCATTTATTATTTTTTAGGTAGAGAGTATGAAGAGAAAGTGGTGGATTAAATTCGGACTGCAGGCAGGAAGGCAGCAAGGCGGCATCAGTCGGGAATTACAAAGTAGTTTAAATGTGAAGCGATATCGTAAGGTATTATGGAAGCAAGGCAGGAAGGTGATAGCAAGGCAGGATCTAACACCTACGGAGAAAATTGTTTTTTGGGCTATGTTGGAAAGGTTTAGATTAGATACCTGGTCTAGTCACGATGCGGTAGCTTATTATGGTTTAATGACAGGACTGCATAGGTCGGCAGTCAGTCGAGCCATTCGGGGGTTAATGGAGAAAGGTATTATCTTATTGGTGCGGGATGGTGAGGGCGAAGAAGGTAAATATTATGATAGTTTAGAGCGAGGCGGGAAGAGACATTTTCTGTTTGTTGGTTTGGCTTATGAGGTCAGCAAGGCGGGCAGGGAGAGGGCAACCTTCCATGCTCAAGATAAATATTTGGGAGAGAGAGCAAGGAAGGAAGCCCAAGAGATCGGAAGGGGTTAGTCTTTCAGTTTAGACATATATTCATCTACTGCTTCAGAAATTAAATCCTTAACAAGATCGTATTCTTTTCTATTCTTTATACATGAACGATTATACAATTCTGCTTCTGGCTCATTTCTTAAACAATAACCATATTTTGCATTTCTAAAGAGGTCACCAAGTCTAAGTAAAAGTTTACTTGTATATTCATCTTTTACTTTTTCCTTAACATCATCTGATTCAATTTCAGTTAAGACTTGTTGCATAACATTATTTAATTTTGCTTTATTCATCATACCTCCTTATGTTAGCCCTAAGGCCCAACACCAAAAGAACATCAAGCAGATAAGCATTGAGAACCAGATAAAGGCTTTCTCAAGATCGTATTTATTTTTCATTGGCTATCCTTTTGTCTATTTCTTTTTTACAGTCTTTAAGTAAAGGCTTCCTAAATGTATTTTTATTAATTATATCTTGAGAGCATGACTTACATAGCAAATGTTTTGGTAATATAGGTTGAGCTTCCCAATAATCAGCACTTCCCCAAGTCTTTCTCCAATACCAATAACCCTGTATTCTGTAGCCTTTATATTCATATCCGCTTTTACTGGCCATTATTTCACCTCTAAATCAAATTCAGCCACTATATCTTTAAAGCCAATACATTTATTATTTTCATATTCGACTTCCCAAATTTCTAGCTTATCGCCTTCATCTGTTACACGGATTTCAAGCTCTACACCTTCATGTGTAAAGTGCCTAGCAAAGCTAGGCTCTATTTTAAATTTTTTTTCCATCATTCACTTCCTCAAACATATTATTTATAACATCTTCGTCATAATTGAGCTCTTCAAGATACTCTATAAATTCTTTTTTATTCTTATCTTCTACTTGAGATAAAAAGTAGTCTTTTAAAACTCCTGTTACATACTTCCAATCATCAAAAGATGATTCAGCTTGTTCTTCTGCCCAAGTTTCTTTTATTCTGTCTAATACTTCAACCATTTTTCACCTCCTTTATTTCATGGTTTTGCCAATCTCCTTTATGGAGTAGTTTGAATTTAGATCCACCCGTTGATTCTGCTTTCTGCATGACTTCAATTTTATCTTTAGCCATTACATCCAGGTAATAATAAACAGGTTGCATAGTTATAACTCGGTATTTCTTTTTTGGTTGGCTCATCTCTTCACTCCTTATAAATAATCAATGTATGGGGTTAAATCTACTTTATCTTCGTTAGCATAATCTCTTTCATACTTACCACCACGATAGACATGGTTTTTCATGTCGGAGGGTTTGGGTATGCCTTCGCTAACAAATATCTTTTTTTCAGCTTGACTGGGTGTAATTTCTCCGTTCTGCAATTTTTCTAATATGTTATTTCTTTCACCATAAGGTAAAAAGAAAAAAGCAGTATCAAGCATTAGGTTAAAAGCCTTCAGGAACTCGCAGAATTCAGCATTTGTTAATTGCAATCTTTTTTTACTTAGTATGTATTGCAACACATCTTCTGACAAAGCTAAGAGCTTAATATTGTCTATGGTGTTATCTTTAGACTTAGATTTAATAAATTTTCTTTTCATCTCTTCACCCTCACAAAGTCCATAAAGTCTGACTGTTCTCGTTTGGTTTCTATCCATTTATCAATAATATTAATTGCTTCATCTTTTCTTAATCCAAAATGTTCGCAAAAATAACTAGGCACACTTTTTAGATCCATAAAGTTTGTGCCATGAATATAATTTAAAATGGTAAAATAAAATTTTAGGTTATCTTTCATATTACTACCCCAATTAAAAATCCAATAAGTAAGAATATAAAATAGTTTCTTAATCTTTTCTTAAAAACTAAATTATGGTTTTTATTTCTGTATCTGAATTTCATGCTTCCTCCTTTTCCATTTCTTCAATATCCAAAGTTAAAGAAGCACAAATTTCAAAGGCATACCATACGAGTAAGTTTTTAAGTGCGCTATCGTCTGTGACATTCTCACCACCATTTAAGTTAGCAATATATTGTAATGGTGTTGTATCTGTGCCGAATATATCGTCCTCTATTAAAGACCAGATATCTTCCTTAAACATATCGTATAGTTTAGAAGTCTCTGAATAATAAATTAACCCAGAAACACCGCCAGAAGCTCCGTGCTTTGCCAATGTTCTGATATCTTCCTTTTCAAAGTTTTGCAGTATGTAACCGCTTATATTATCGTATGCGTTCATTCTCCTTTCTCCTGTTCTAGTTTCCATTTAGTATCTGTTAGAGCGTGCATAATATCCCATAACTCTTGCCATTCTTTTTGGCTAACATTTAAGGTATGGTCATCTTTGCCGCTACCATCTCCGACATATAATCTGATTTTATTTTTGGTATTAAAATCATCTTCATTAAATAAACTTGTAATCATGCCTAATTGCTTGCTTGACAATGCTCTTAGTTCAATGATTAAACGATTTAGTAAAAAATCTCTTTTCATTCTCTTTTCTCCTTAAATAAAAAAAGCAAGGGGTTTATTCCCCTTGCTCGTCCTCCGTAATTTCGTCTATATCGACACCATCTATTGAATAGTAGTTAGACAGTGCCTTACTCACTAACTTAGTGCTTAGAGCTCTATACACGTCACCAGCAGCAGACTCTGGTGTAAAAGTTGACTGTGCTATATTATCCAACAATATCAATTTGATTTGCATTGCATAGTCTAGCCATTCGTTAGGATTAGAAACTGCATCTTTTGAGCCAGCTTTGACAATAACTGAATCTTGTTTTTTAAACAATTCTGCTATCGCTTCCATTTCTGAAACTGTAATTTCAGCTCTATCTATTTCGTAATCTTCATTGGTTACTGAAATACAAAATTTAACCATTGGGTTAGTTTGTAGGTCTTGAACCTCTGTAGAAATTATTACTTTATCTTTAATCATTCTCTTTTCTCCTCCGACTTCATTGTCGGTATGAAGTAATTATAGGAGTAAACAGGAATAAATTACAAGCAATGCGGAGAAATATTTTTATCAGATAGTTATTAAATCTCTGTAAAGTGTTATTATTAAAGGCATCAAAAGCATGAAAAAAAGTTAAAAAAAATATGCAAATGGTAGAGAAAAAGAGAAAAAAACCAGGTAGAAAGTTAATTAATATAGATATTGAACAAGTTGAACGTTTGGCTTCACAGGGTCTTGGTAATACTCAAATTGCCCGTGCTTTGGGCGTTTCTTGGGATACATTAGACCGCAACAGAAAGCGTTCTGCTGAATTTGAGGACGCTTTAAAAAGAGGACAAGCAAGAGGATTGGCAACGGTTACAAATTCTTTATATCAGTCCGCCAATGATGGCAACGTTACCGCCCAGATATTCTATTTAAAAAATAGAGACAGCAACGCTTGGGCGGATAAAGTTGAAACAACTTTCAACGTTGATCTTAAAAACGTAATCGACAACGCCAGAACACGATTAGAGAACAACCAAAATATTATTGAAGGTCAAACAGTAGATATAAAAAGCGTTAAAGCAACAGGGTCAATTCCTAATAAAGGAGTAAGCCATAAGAACAAGGAGAACAAGAACAAGGAATAATTAGGGCGGGGTCGTTTATTCTCTCTCTTTTTCAATTTTTACCCGTTGAAAATCACCAAATGACCCCCCCCTTTAATTTATCGGCAGTAGTATCGTATATGTAAGTGTTGCGATAATTTTTTTTTAGTTATGAAAATAGATAGGAAAGCCATGGAAGAATCAGTCACCGACACAATACTAGGTGCAGCGTTTAACTTCCCAATCTCCTGGGCAACACTTGCTGCTTGTTTGGCATTTACAACAGATCCATTGAAGATTGCAGTTATACAACTCATGGTTCTAACATTAGCTGCAATTATAAGACGTTATTACACTCGCTTATATTTCAAAAGCAAAGAATAGAGAGGATAAAGATATAGACATTCCATTTCCAAACAAAAAGTACAATATCATATATGCAGATCCACCTTGGCAATTTAACAGCAGAATACATCAAGAGAACAGGGGCTTTACGCATAGTCTTGAAAAACATTATTCAACCATGACAGAAGCAGAAATATGTTCTCTACCAGTAAAAGACATAACAAACGATGACTGTATTCTGTTTATGTGGGTGACAGACAGCCATCTCAAAGAGGGTTTGAAAGTTATAGATAGTTGGGGTTTCAATTATAAGACCATTGGTTTCACATGGGTAAAACATTATGAAAGTGGTTCTACTTGTTATAACTTTTCTCCCTACCTTTTGAAATCAACAGAGATATGTTTAATTGGTATGAAAGGCAAACTAGCAAATATAAAAGAAAGAAACGACATCAAGGGTTTGGTGGCAGATATTAGAACCAAACACAGCAAGAAACCAGAGGAAGTTAGAAAAAGAATAGAACAAATGTGTAAAGACTTACCAAAAATTGAATTGTTCGCTCGACACAAAACAGAGGGTTGGGATGTCTGGGGTAATGAAGTATGAAATACTCAGCCAAACAAGAACAAGAATTAATGACCGACATCTGGTCGCCTGCTGTCAAAGACAGTCCACTAAACTTCGTTAAGTTCATCTTCCCTTGGGGTCAGAAAGACACCCCCCTCGAAGATTTCACTGGGCCAAGAGCATGGCAAGAAAAAATTTTATTAGAAATTGGCACACACATACAACGCAACCATGGCAAAGTCACACCAGAGATGTTCCGCCTTGCTGTAGCATCCGGTCGGGGTATCGGTAAATCAGCCTTAGTCGCTTGGCTTATACTCTGGATGCTCTCTACCCGCATGGGGTCAACCATCATTGTTACCGCCAACACCGAACAACAGCTACGCTCAAGAACCTGGGCGGAACTTGGTAAGTGGCTCACCCTCGCTATCAACTCGCACTGGTTTAATAAGACAGCCACCACCATCAAACCCGCAGGCTGGTATGAAGAAGCCCTCATCCGAGACTTACAAATCGACACAGGCTACTACTACGCCCAAGCCCAACTCTGGAGTGAAGAAAACCCCGATGCTTTCGCTGGTGTCCACTCCAACTATGGTGTCTTATTAATCATGGATGAAGCCAGTGGTATTCCATCACCTATCTACTCAGTCTCGGAAGGTTTCTTCTCCGAACCAACCCAAAACAGATTTTGGTGTGCTTTCTCCAACCCTAGAAGAAACACTGGCCCGTTCTACGACAGCTTCCACTCTAACAAGAAATACTGGCACACCGAACAAATTGATTCCCGCTCAGTCGAAAACACTGACACCCAACTATTTAATCGTATGCTCGAACAATACGGAGAAGATTCAACCGTTGCCCGTGTCGAAGTCCTGGGAGAATTTCCAAGAGCCGATGATGATGCTGTCATACCAATCGAACTAGCTAGAGCTGCCGTTGACCGAGATGTGACCATTACCGCTTCCGATCCAATCGTTTGGGGGTTAGACGTTGCTAGATTCGGTGGTGACAATACTGCCCTCTGCAAACGCCAAGGTAATACTGTTACTGAAATTAAAACTTTTAAATCTATGGATTTAATGCAATTATGTGGAGCGATTCATAATGAGTATGAAGAGTGTACGGCCTTAGAGACACCGCAAGAAATCCTAGTTGACTCCATTGGTTTAGGATCTGGGGTGGTCGATAGACTAACTGAACTCAATCTACCCGCCCGTGGGGTAAATGTGTCAGAGTCTCCTGCTAGCAAAAAGAAATTTATTAATTTGCGAGCCGAACTTTGGTTTCAAATTAAAGAGTGGTTGGCCCAACGTAATTGCCGACTGCCAAGCGATGATGAATTGATAGCTGAATTGGTTGCACCTAGCTATTCATATAATTCATCAGGTAAGATAAAAATAGAAAGTAAAGAACAAATGAAGAAACGTGGATTGAAGTCACCAGATAAAGCTGATGCTCTAGCGTTGACAATGGCAAGTTCTGCCGTAACTTTTTCGGGAAATTCGTCATTTATGGGGTATAATTTCAAAAGACCACTCAAATCAAAAATTTTTCGAGTAGGATAATTTTATGAAAGAATACAAAGATCAATTAGAAAATGCAAGCTATGATGACCTAGAAAGCTGCATACAAGCCGAATACGATGATGCCAAAGATTATATTGACCAAGTAGGTGAAGATAGAGCCGAAGCTACAGAATATTATCTTGGTCACGAACCTGAAGGTTCAAGCGAAATGCAATCCGAATTTGTTTCAACCGATGTCAGAGACACAATCCTATTTATGCTACCTTCCATCATGCGAACTTTCTTTGGTACTAAGAAGTCCGTAGAGTTTGTACCAACCAACCCAGAAGATGTACCGATAGCAGAACAACAAACCAATTACATAAACTACATCATTCAAGAAAAGAACAATGGCTTCAAAGTTTTCTACGATGCTTTCAAAGATGCCTTGATTAGAAAGACTGGTTATGTCAAAGCCTTCTGGGATGACAACATATCAGTTAGCAACCACGAATACACAGGTTTAGATAAACAATCCAGAGATGCACTACTACTCGACAAAGATGTAGAGATAGTCGAAGAAAAAGTTGAAACAGAAATGATGATGGTCATGGATGAAGTGACAGGCGAACAAGTTGAGCAAGAGTTTCCAGTCCGCTATGACCTTAAAATTAGAAGAGTTAAAAAGAAAAACCAAGTGGTTATTGAATCAATACCACCTGAAGAAGTTTTAATCTCCAGAGATGCTAGAGATTTAGAATCAGCAAGCTACGTTGCTCACCGTATGATTAAGACAGTCGGTGAGTTAGTTGCTATGGGTTATGACCAAGAAGATATGGAACAGTATGCAGGGTCAGGCAATATGCTTGATGCTGATTCATACGATGAAGAAAATGCCAGAAACCCATACGCTGATAACGAGCTTGATAGTCCAGATCCAAAAAACAAAAACGTATTATACGTTGAACATTATTTAAATTATGATTTAGATGGCGATGGCATAGACGAACGAATAAGGGTTTGTACTGCTGGTAACGGTGTAAATGTGGTACACGTCTCCCCTTGGGATGATCTACCAATAGTTCTCTTTTCTCCTGATCCCGAACCACACACTTCGATTGGTAGTTGCCCAGCAGATTATCTAATGCCTATTCAAAGAGCTAAATCTCAGATTATGAGAGACACACTCGACAGTTTAGGTCACGCCATCTTCCCAAGAATGGGGATAGTAGAAGGGCAAGTCAATGTTGATGATGTCCTCAATACCGACATTGGTCAGCCGATTAGAATGAGAGCACCAGGCATGGTTCAACCGTTCGCTGTGCCTTTTGTTGGTAAAGAAGCCTTCCCAGTTTTAGGTTACTTAGATGAATCAAAAGAAAACCGTAGTGGTGTTTCTAAAGCTAGTGCTGGTTTAAATGCTGATGCTCTACAAAGCTCAACTGCTCAAGCAGTCTCAGCCACAATGTCAGGAGCACAAGGCAGAATAGAACTAATATGTCGTCATTTCGCTGAAAGCGGTATGAAAGCATTATTTAAATTGGTTTATCGTTTAATCATTAAACACCAAGAACAACAAGAAATGGTCAGACTTAATAATAGTTTTGTACCAATAGACCCACGTTTCTGGGATGCAGATAAAGATGTGTCTATTAATATAGCTCTCTCACCATCAAGTGATGCAGAGAAAATTAATTTCTTGTTACAGCTTTCCCAAAAGCAAGAACAAATCCTACAAACACTAGGGCCAAGTAATCCATTGGTATCACTACAACAGTATGCCAATACTTTAGGCAAGGTGATTGAGATGTCAGGCTTCAAAGATGTTGATGCCTTTATCAATCCTCAAGTACCACCTATGCCACCACAACCTGAACAGCAAAAACCTGATCCTGCTGAACTGCTTGCCCAAGCAGAGCTACAGAAAGCTCAAGTCCAAGCTCAGAAGGCTATGATAGATGCTGAAACAGATCGTATGAAAATCTTAATGGAAGATGATAGACAACGTGACGAAGCTGAAGCAGACATGATGATTAAGTCTGCTGAACTACAAGCTAAATTTGGTGCACAAATTAATCAGGCTGAAATTAAAGCTCTGATGGAACGTGATAGAGAAGTAATTAGACAAGTTGCTAAAACACAAGCACAAGGATTATTTAACAATGGCGGACAGCAAGGCAACCAATAAAAGTTATTTTATTGAAATACAAGACGGTGATGAAATCTACACAGGTGAAAACATCACTGCTCAAAACAAAGAAGAAGCAGAACTAAAAGCTATGATTTTATTTGGCTTTTTACTTTCTGATGATGCAGAAATAATTAGGTTTGAGGAAAACAAAATACATTAATGGCTATTACATATAGAGGTGAAAGGTTTAGCGGTTATAATAAACCTAAAAGAACACCAGGAAAAAGCAAAAAGTTTGCTGTCTTGGCAAAAGTAAAAGATCAAGTAAAATTATTACGTTTTGGTGATCCTAATATGACCATCAAAAAAGACCAACCCAAAAGAAGGAAGTCTTTTAGAGCAAGACATAAATGCGACACCAATCCGCCTAGTAAATTAACACCAAGGTATTGGTCTTGTAAAAAATGGTAAGGAGTTAAAAATGCCAAAAGGATTATACGCAAATATAAACGCAAGAAAGAAAAAAGGAACTAGCAGATCAAAAAAGAAATCAACGATTTCTAAAAAAGCATACGCTAACATGAAAGCTGGTTTTCCAAAGAAAAAGAAATGAAAATAAAAGCACCAAAAGGTTATCACTTTATGAAACAAGGAAAGAATATTTCCTTAATGAAGCATGGTAAAAAATATGTTCCCCACAAAGGAGCAAGTTTAAGCATGGATTTTAAAGTGATTAAACAACATAAAAAATAAGGAGTAATTATGATTGATTTAGTATTTAATATAATATGTCTTGTCTTTATAATAATTGGTCTTGCATCAGTTATTATCTATGCACTACCTGTGCCTAAAGATAAGAAGCTAAAAAAGATTTACGACTATGTAAAACTTATAGCATTAAAAAATAAAAAATAATTCAGATGAACGTCATCGACAAATTAATAGATCCAGTCTCAACAATCTTGGATAAGTTTGTTGCTGATAAAGATTTAAAACAAAAACTAGAACATGAACTTAAGACAGAATTACATAGAGCTAATATGGCCCAAATTGAGCTTAATAAAGTTGAAGCTGGCCATCGTAGTATATTCGTTGCAGGGTGGCGACCTTTTCTTGGATGGTGTCTTTCGTTCGCTATGGCATATCACTTCATTCTTCAGCCGATTGCCGTTTTTGCAATATCTATTGCAGGCCTATCATACAATTTACCAGAGTTTGATATGAGTTCTTTAATGACTGTCTTGCTTGGTATGCTTGGATTAGGAGGTATGCGTTCTTATGAAAAAGTTAAGGGCCTTACCAAATGACCAAGATTGGAAAGTTCGATGATAAATCCTCTTTAAACATATCGCTTTCTTACTTAGCTCAAATCATAGTTCTTAGCTCTGTTGTTGTTTGGGGTTACGCTAGCATTAATGAAAGAATAGATACAAACTTGCAAGAAACAAAAAAACTTAGAGGAAATCAAAATAACTACCTGTTTCCAGACATCAGAACTCTTGAACAACAAGTGATACAATTAGAAAAAGAAGTTTTAATCTTAAATACTGAAATAGAATTTTACAAAAAAGAAATGGAAAATGAGGAGTTAAATCTAAAATGTCTTGGTTAAACTTTAAAGAAGAAGAGTTTGCGTGTAAGCATACAGGCGAAAATAACATTTCACATGAATTAATAGATAAGTTACAATTATTGAGAAATAAAGTTGGATTCCCAATAATAATCAATTCTGGTTATCGTTCTAAGGAGCACCCAATAGAAGCTGCCAAAGAAAAACCAGGTATTCATGCTGAAGGATTAGCAGTCGATATAAAGGTAGGTGGAGCAGAAGCCTACGAAGTTGTCGGTTACGCTCTTGAATGTGGTTTTAGTGGCATAGGCGTTAGTCAAAAAGGAGGTTATGCTACACGCTTTATACACCTAGACATAGCTAATAATAGTTATGACAGACCAAGACCTCATATTTGGAGTTATTGATGGATGATTTGAGCCCTGTTATTTTTTGGAACATTATTTTAACTTTGGTGTACGCACCATTGATTTACAGCATAAGACAAAACGCTAACGAATTAAAAAGAGTTGATATATTGCTAAACAAAACCAGAGAAGAAATGGCTAAACATTATGTAACCAAAGATGATCTTGAAGAAGATTTAAAAAGAATATTTGACTATCTGGATAAGTTAGATGGTAAAATAGATAAACTGATACAAAATTAATATGAATAATTTCTTAAACCAATTCGCATACAACCCACTAATAAATTCAATGAAAGACATGAGTCAACTACAAGGTTTGTTTAGTCAACCATCAAGTTACGTTATGCCAAGTTCAGATCCTAACTATACTTCTGGTTTTGATTTTGCAAAGTCTATAGCTGGTGGACAAAACATAGCTAACATGATTGCTCCTGGTATTAGTTATTCATCAGAACAACCACTGGGCTTTTCAATGTTTGGGCCAGTCTTACCACCTAAAGAAGAACCTCCAGTTCAACCACCAATGCCAATGCCAGTACCTAATCCTGTTGTGCCTAACCCAATAGATTTTCTTGGCGGAGGAATGGGCGGTGGTGGCATGATTGATTTCGATTATGAAAGATTTAATCAACTTCGTTAATGTCAGATAAACAAACACAACTACAACAAGGTCACGAAGCAGAAACTATTTTAAATAGTGAAGTGTTCAAACTAGCTTTTGAAAATCTAAAATCTGAATACCTAAATATGTGGCAAGAGTCTAAAGAACTAGATTCAAACTTGAGAGAAAAATTATACTTAGCAATTAAAAACTTAACTACTGTTGAGAAACATCTTCGCATATTAGTAGAAAAGGGTAAGATTACAAAAAGTCAGTTAGAAAAAATAAAGTAATTTTATTTTTATTTCATCTTAAATTCTTTAAAATACATATAACAATTAACTTTATAGGATTAAACTATGAGTGAACCCAGCAACGTAGAATCGACTGGATTTAAAACCGAATTACAGAAAACGGCAGATCAGTTTGAAAATCTTATGACTCCCACTGAAGAAGTAGAGGAGCAACAAGAAGAGCAAGTTGAAGAAGCCGAAGAAGAAGCTGTAGAAGATGTTGTCGAAGATGATTATGACATTGACGAAGATATTGAAGAAACAGAAGAAGAAGTAGAATTAGACGAACAAGAATCGTTTGAGGAAGAAGAACAACCACAAGTTTATTCCGTTAAAATAGACGGACAAGAACAAGAGGTCACGTTACAAGAACTCCAACAAGGTTATTCACGTCAACAAGACTACACTCGTAAGACTCAAGAATTGTCGCAACAAAGAAAAGACTTTGAAGCACAACAAGCAGAGTTAGCGAAAAAGGATGCGATTTACAAAGAATTGCTACCTAGGATGGAACAGACATTAGAAGGTGAACTTGCTAATGAACCAGACTGGAAGTCTCTCTATGAATCAGATCCCATTGCTTATGTAAGGGAAAAAGATGTATGGAATGAGAAGAAAGAAAAGTTCAAAGCTGTGCAAGCTGAACAACAAAGACTTCAGCAAGAACAACTGACAAGTCAGCAGGCAGAAATACAGAAAGCCGTTGAACTTGGTAATCAGAAACTTCTTGAAGCTGTACCTGAATGGAAAGATGCAGAAGTTGCTCTTAAAGAGAAACAAAGTATCGCAAAGTATGCCATGGATGTACTTGGTTATTCGCAAGATGAAATCAATCAAGTCTATGACTACAGAGCTTTACTTGGTTTAAGAGGAGCGTGGCTACATCACCAAACAGGCAAGGCTATTAAAAAGAAGCCCGTTGAGAAAGCTCCAGCAAGAGTAGGTAAGCCAGGTAGTGCTAACAAACCTAAGACAGCAACTCCTTTGAAAAAAGCAAAACAAAGATTAGCTAAGTCAGGCAAATTGCGTGATGCAGCAAAAGTCTTTGAAAATTTAATAGATTAACTTTAACTTTTAGGAGTACATAAAATGGCAAAAGTAACAAACGCTTTTGATACATATTCAGCACAAGCTGACAGAGAAGCATTATCCAATGTGATATATAACATCTCTCCACAGCAAACACCGTTTATGTCATCAATCGGCAAAAATAACGTAAAAAATGTAGTATTCGATTGGCAAACAGAATCACTTCCAACAGCAAGTGGTGCAGGTCAATTAGAAGGTTTTGAGCTTTCAAGAAGTGCAGCAACAGCAACAACAAGAGTCTCAAACGTATGTCAAATCTCATCAAGAGATGCAACAGTATCAGGTTCACAAGAATCTTCAGATCCAGCAGGCAAAAGGTCTGAAATGGCTCACCAACTTTCTATAATGTCAAAAGCATTAAAGAGAGACATGGAAGTAGCTCTTTGTCAGAAAGGTGCTAAAACAACTGGTAATGCTTCAACAGCAAGAGTTACTGGTGGTTTTGAATCTTGGATTACATCTAACGTATCAAGAGGAACTAACGGTGCTGGTAACGGTGGCGGTGCTGCTCCAACAGATGGAACACAAAGAGCTTTAACAGAAACTCTACTTAAGAGTGTTCTACAATCTTGTTTCTCCAATGGTGGCGAACCATCAATGGCAATCTGTGGCCCAGTTAACAAACAAGTTATTTCTGGTTTTACAGGTAGATCACAAGCAAGACAATTTGTTGATGCAAACACAGTAGAAGCATCTGTTTCTATCTACTCTTCTGATTTTGGCGATCTAAAAATCGTACCATCAAATCTAAGTAGAGAAAGATCATTACTATTAGTTGATCCAGAATATGCAAAAGTTTCTTACCTAAGAGATTTTAATGTTCAGGACATTGCTAAAATTGGTGATGCTGATACTAAAATGATTGTCGCTGAGTACGGACTAGAAATGAGCAACGAAGCTGCTCATGGTGTAGTTGCTGACTTAACAACATCATAACCTAGTTAGGGGGAGCTTCGGCTCTCCCTCTTTCTTTTATGTCCACTAAAAAAACTACAATCGTAGATAGTAAAAAAGATTTTAAATCTGCTGTTGTTACTCAAGAACTAGATAACAATAGTGATGCGGCTTATCACGTTCACACTCAACAAAACATTCAACCAGTTTTAGAGCACGTTAAAATGCTCAGTGATAACAAACCTGGTAAAGATTTACGTCATGTCGCAGAAGTGCCAATAATAATTTATAATAAAGCTGTACGAGAAGGTTGGGTGAATGACCGAGCAGCATGGAAAAAATGGCTAAACGACCCAGACAACAAACTATTTAGAACATGGAAAGGTAAGGTATGAACTACTCTGAACTAAAAACAAACATAGCAAACTACTTAAATAGGTCAGACCTAACAGGTCAGATGGATATGTTTATTGATAGTGTCGAGGGTGAACTAAATAGAAGAATAAGAACAAAAGAAATGATTAAAAGAGCTACTGCCACAGCAGATGCTCAATACTTATCATTACCAACCGATTGGTTAGAAGGTATTAATGTTGAAATAGCATCAAATAACTTTAGCCCTTTGTTTCAACAGTCAGTTGAAAGTTTAGATGTTTATAGAAAGTCAATTAACAATTCGACAGGGCAACCAGTATATTATGCGTTTGTTGATTCAACAATCGAACTTGCCCCTACACCTGACAGCAGTTATACGTTACAATTAACCTACTACGCAAAAGTTGATGCTTTAAGCGATACCAACACAAGTAATTTTGTTTTGGCTAACCATCAAGACGTTTACTTATATGGGGCTTTAAAGCACGCATCTATCTATTTAATGGAAGATGACAGAGTAGCAATGTTTTCTGCTCTATTTGAAAAGGCCCTAGAGGAAATCAAAATGGAACAAGAGAAAGCTGAATTTGGCAAAGGATCTTTAATGCAAAGAAGAAAGACCTACGGCAAATCAAAAAGAAATGTTTACCACATGAAGTAAGGAATAAATTATGGCAGGATTTTCAGATTATTTAGAAGATAAAGTTTTAAAACACGTTTTTGGGGGCAGTGCTTATACTGCACCATCAACATTATATGTAGCACTTTACACAGTTGCTCCTACCGATACAGGTGGTGGTACTGAAGTATCAGGTGGTGGTTACACCAGAAAAACTGCTGCTTTTACTGTGTCAGGCACAAACCCAACACAAGCAAGTAATACAGCAGCAATAGAATATCCAACTGCAACAGCCAACTATGGCACAGTTGTAGCTGTTGGTATTTTTGATGCTTCTTCCAGTGGCAACTTAATGGCTTATGCAAATTTAACTTCATCTAAAGTTGTTAGCACAGGAGATGTATTCAGATTCAATGCTGGTGACTTAGATATAACCTTGGCATAACGCATGGCCAGCATAGGCTACAATAAGGGCTTTTACGGCAGGTCCAAATGGAATGAGCTTGCTATACAGGCTTCTTCAACTATTGCAGCCACAACTTCTGGAGCTGGCACACTCACACAAGTTCACGTTGAAACAGCAGTCATCGCTGCTACTTCTGGTTTTAGTGCAGAAGGTACACAGATTGATAAAGCAACAGCAACCATACAAGCTGTTTCAGGTTTCAATGCTCAAGGCACACAAATAGATCGTGCTCAAGCAACCATAGCCGCAAACTCAGACTTTATAAGTGTTGGTTTCATCACAGCCAAGGGTGAAGCAGTTGTAGCACAAAGTTCAGGCTTTGCTGCAAGTGGTGGTATAATATTCTCAGCAGCTTCAACCATTGCTGAAACAAGTTCACTTATAGCAATAGGTGGGCTAAAATGGGAAGATATTGTAGTTCCATCGGACACTTGGACAGATCAAAATGTTGCCGCAGCAACTTGGACCGATCAAACAAACCCATCAACTACTTGGACAGAATTAGATAAACAAAAGGCAGCATAGATGGCAGATACATTTACAACAAACTTAAACCTAACTAAACCAGAACCAGGTGCATCCGAAGATACCTGGGGTATTAAACTTAACGCAGACCTAGACACCATTGATGCCATCTTTGGTTCAGGTGGCACATCTGTTTCCCTTGGTAATGTTTCTGTCGACAGGTTGGATCTAGGCGACAACGAAAAGATTAGACTAGGTGCTGGTCAAGATTTACAAATCTATCACGATGGTAGTAATAGTAGAATACATGACAATGGAACTGGTGGTTTAATTTTAAGTGCTAGTCAATTTATTGTAAAAAACTCTGCTCAAAACGAAAACATGATGGTTGGTACAGAAGACGGTGCTATATCTCTTTATCACAATAATTCAACTAAATTAGCCACAACCTCAGCAGGTATAGATGTTACTGGTACAGTCGTTAGTGATGGGTTAGACCTAGGCGACAACGAAAAAATTAGACTAGGTGCTAGTCAAGATTTAGAAATCTACCACGATGGCTCACATTCTCGTATTGATGATACAGGAACAGGTAAACTTATCCTTAGAGGTAGCACTGATGTAGAAATACATAAATATACTGGAGAGTATATGATTACTGCTAATGCAGATGGTGCAGTAAGATTATATTACGATGATTCAGCCAAACTAGCCACAACCTCTGGTGGTGTAGATGTTACTGGTGGTATAAGTGTTACTGGTACAGCAACTCTTACAGGCAACTTAGAAATTAATTCTACTTACCCAAGAATAAAACTAACAGACACAAACAACAATTCTGATTATTCAATT